GACCTTCCACTTCCCCGCGGCCTCGCCGTCCCACTGGTCCGAATTGACGGACCCGGAGAACGTGTCGCGGTCGTCCATCCAGGAGTCGTTTTCGTAGAACTTCGTCAGGACCCAGCCGCGCTCCTCACGCTCGCGGGACAGGCCCTCGAGCGGATCGCCGGCGCTGTTGACGATCAGCGCCCCGTTCCGGTCGCGGAACGCGGGGACGGAGGTCGTCCCGCCGCTCGCCTGCCAGAAGTCGGTCGGGATCCCATTGTTTCCGATCTTCTTCCCATTCGGCGGGACGTAGAACTGGATCGTGACCGTCCAGACGAGGCCGACGTCGTCGGCCATATCGCAGGAGTATTCCTGCGATTTGCAGGCGGCGACGTCCCAGTGGGCGGAGCCGTAGCCGTAGCCGACCGCGTTCACGATGAGGATTTTCGACGTCCGCGGGGAGTCGACGCGGACCCGCCATTTCTCCGTGAACTTGTGGGATTCGCCCACCTTCCCGGAGACCCCTCCGGACGCGAGCCAGACGACGTTCACGACCGCCATAGATCAGCCTCCCTCGATCGAGAATGGGTAGGCGTCCTCGCCGCTCGCGATGCCGTCGCGGATCTGCTCGAGGACGGAAAGCTGCTGCTGCTGGACGTCGCCGGTATCGCCCCGCATCAGGCGGAACATCTCCGCGATGCCTTCCTGGGATCGCGAGTCGATCCCCTTGATCGCCGTCGGCTCGGCCGCGGCCGCCGGGCCGGCGACCGCCCCCGGCGGGGGCGAGGCCTTCGACTGCTCCGCGGCCGAGGCGTCGGCCTTCGCGATCACGGCGTCGACGGCCGAGGTCAGCGGTCCGGCGATCGCCTTCCCGATCTGCGGCGCGCCCTCACCGAAGGCCGCGCCGAAATTCTTCTGCATGTCTGCGACGTTCTTGTCGATGCCCTTCGAGATCTCCTGGTTAAACGCGGTCGCCCCGGCGACGAGACCATCCATCGAGCTGGTGTCGAACCCGAGCAGATCGGCCCCGTATCGGACCGCCCGCGTGATCCCCTCGACGACCGCGCCGAAACCCAGGACGACCAGGCCGAGCCCGGCCTGGATGATGTCGAACACCCCCGCGAGGAACGAGACCGCGCGGCCGAAGAGATCGGTCACGCCGCCCCACTGCTGGCCGACCGAGGAGAGGTACTCGAAGACCGCAGAGAACTGCCCGATCAGCCAGTCCCCGATCGTCGCCATGAAACGGACGGCCTGCATGATGCCATCCCCGATCATCTTCCCGAGGTTCGCGCCGCCGGCGGATTCAATCATGCCGGTAAACGTGTCCGCGACGGCCTGGACGGCCGGAGACAGGTAGGCCACGACCTGATTGACGATCCCTTCCATCGCCTTTGCCGCGAGCGTGATCGAATCGTTCATCGCCTCGACGTCCTGCCCCTGGGCGGTCGTCAGCGCGAGACCGAACTTCTCCGCCTGCTCCCGGGCCTGGCGGATCCCCTCGGCGCCGCCCGCGAACATCGGGAGCAGATCGACGCCGCTCTTGCCGAAGACCTGGACGGCGGCCGCGGCCCGCTGGGCCTCGGTCGGGAGGCCGGCGATCGCCTCGGAGATCGCGGAGAATCGGTCGGCGGCCGACATCTGGCCGAGGTCGTCCATCGAGAGGCCGAGGTTCGAGAACGCCGCCTGGGCGATCTTCGACCCGCCGGCCGCCTTCGCGAACGCGATGTCCGCCTTCGTCGCGGCCTTCGCCACGGTCTCGGCCGAGACCCCCGCCAGGTCGCCGGCCAGGGCCAGCCCGGAGAACTCCCCGTAGGTCATCCCGAGCCGGGCCGCGAGCTTGCTCTGGCCGTCGATCACCTCGGCCTGGGCCTGGCCGTAGCGGACCAGGGACGAGACCCCGTTCGAGACCGACGAGGCGACCGAGCCGAAGAGCTGGGCCGCGTTGATCGCGGTCAGCATCGACATCCCCCCGCGGAGCCGGTCGACCGAGGCTTGCATTTTCCCCATCGCGCCGACGGCCGAATTGACCCCGCTCGTCAGGCCGGAGGAGGAGGCCGTGAAGACTGCGCGAACTTTTCCGATCGTCGACATCGTCGCCTCCTCTCCTTCTTCAGCCCAGGCAGGCCCGCGAGGGCCTGCTCGATCTCGTCGTCGCTCTGCGGAACCGCGAGCCGGTTTTCGTCACCGGGCCGGTAGGTCGGCAGAAACCGCTCCTCGTCTCCTTTGTCGAACCTGATGCCCCAGGCAGAGCGGAGCAGGGCGACCGCACGCCCGTGCTGCCGCCAGGGGTCACCCCAGGGTTCGACGCGGTAGAACGCCGCCCACCGCTCCAGTTGTGATTTCGTGATTCGTGGTCGGATCTCCTCCTCGACGTTCCACTCCCCGCATGCCAAAGCCAGCCGGTAGAGCAGGGCATCCTCCGGGTGGCGCCTCAGTTTTTTTCGTGTTCCGAGACCCGCTCCTCGTTCAGGCCGGAGACCAGCGTCGACGCGAACTCCGCGACCTCGGCCACGCCGGCCGCAGGCATCCCGGCCAGGGCCTCGAGGCCCTCGGCCCCGGGCGGGACGATCCGCTCCCCCTTCTCGTCGCAGAGCAAAATCTGGAGGAGCCGCGCGGAGAACGGGACGTCGTCGTTTTTGTGCCGGTTGCAGAACGCCCGCCAGGCGTCGAGGTCCTCGGCGGTCGGATCGCGGAGGAGGACGTCCCGTTTCCAGGCCCGGCAGTGATAGGCGACCGGCGCCCCCGGCTTGGCAAGGTCGAGCAGCTCGTCGAACGTGAGAATCGCAGGCATCAGATCAGGCTCCCGTGAACTGGAACTCCGCCGATCCCGAGGCATACTGCCCCGCGCGGCCGGAGTGAGAAAACCGGACGAGGATCGCCTCGGCCGAATAGGTCGATTCTGGGGCGGAGAACGTGAGGAGGCCGCGGGTCCCGCGATCGTCCGGCGAGAACCCGGGAGGCCCCCAGAACGTGAGCGAGAGCGTCCCCGATTCGATCGAGGTGCAGTCCCATTGTTTGACGACCCGGGCATTCGCCCCGTAGCCGACGACCCGCGAGTCCCCGCTCGTCGCGTCCTGGAGCGAACCGCCCGCGAAGCCGTTGTCGAATCCCGTCAGGCGGCCGAGGGTCACGCCGGCGAAACTGACGAGGCATGGATGCGAGGATGGCGGGGGCATCGGCTCCCCCGATCAGGAGAGGACCTGTTCAAACGTGGCAGAACCCTCAACGAACTGGGCCGTCCGCCGGCTGATGCTCGAGGCCGTGCAGCGGTAGGTCCCGCTGCCGCCGGTCGTGGTCAAGGTCCCCTCGGCGCCAGCGGTCGGCCCGTCGGAGCTGCCGTGGGCGCGGAATTGAATCGTGAACTTGAGCGGGTCCGCAGGCTCTTTGAGCGGGGCATTCGCGTAGACCTTGTCCGATCCGTCCGCGATGTCGAGCGTCGAGAGGTCGAGCCGTTCGCGGCTGGGGGCGGAGCCCTCGCGCGAAATTTCCATACACTTGAACGAGGCGCCGGCGAACGTGAACGTCGTCCCCTGCGAGCTGATCCAGGTCACGGGATCGGGCATTTTTCACTCCTCCCAGGCGATCGAGTAGGTTTGTTCGACGACGTAGGTCGGCTCGTCGCGGCCGTCCATAAACACGGGATCGCCGTCCTGCTGGCCGTCGATCCCGACCCGATGGATCTTCAGGTCCCCAACCGAACCGGCAAAGTTTCGGAGGGCGAGCCGGATCGCCTGGGCGATCTCCTTCGCCTGGAGGTAGCCGTCCGCGTAGATCTCGACCTGGAACGTCCCCTCGACGATCGTCGCCAGGCCCGGCGTTTCGTCGAGCGTGTCGAGGTCCTGCTGCCCGGCCTGGCCGAACATGACGAACGGGGGAGCCTGGCCGGCCGGGACCCGCAGGGGAAACGCGTTGCACAAGGCCGCGGCCTCGATCGCGGTCCGGAGCCAGCCCTCGGGGTAGGTCGTCGGCATGGGTCACCTCTTGCGCCGGAAACCGGCGGCGCCCCCGGGATTTTTGTTCGAGGCCAACTCGGTCGTCGCGGCCTCGAGGGCCTTCGCCATTTCGCGGACGAGCATCCGCGAGACCGGAGTCTTTACCCGGTTGTGGACCCGCTCCATGATCGCGCGAGGCTTGATCGTGGGCGTGCCGAACTCGAGCCAGATCGCTTTCCGGGATTCGGTCCCGTACTTGTAGCCGAGGCGGCCGATCATCATTCCGTCCCGGTTGCGGCCGACGTACTTCGAATTGACGGTCGCGGCCCGGCGCAGCGACCCGGCCACGTTCCGTTTTTTGCCGCTGCCCTTCTGGAACCGCCCGCGGTCGTCCCGCTTGACGGCGCCGGCTCGCATGATCCGGCCCTTCTGTTTCGGGGTCTCCGCTTTCAGAACCGGGAGGCCGATCCTCTGCGCCCGTTTCATCGCCGCCGCGAGATGCTTTTTCGCGATGTGACGGGGCAGGGCGGCATAGCGCGCCATCAGCGCGCCGACCTCGCCCGACATCCCGTTCCAATTGAGCCCGATCACGCCGCGGCCTCCTCGTCGACCGTCAGTTCCATTTCCTCGCGGGCACCCTTCTCGACGACCGACGAGATGTAGAGGACGCGGCCGTCGCGGTTGAGCCAGCGCAGCCGCCAGTTTCCGCGGAGGTCGGAGCGGTAACGGATCCGGACCGTCGCCTGGGTCGAGCCGCCGACCTGGGAACGCCGGGCCTGCTCGGAGTAGGTGACCGCCTCATAGGATCCGTAGACCCGCGCGACCTCCGTCCAGGACTGGACGGATTCGCCCAGAGCGTTCCGCGTCTCGGTCGGGGAGTCGATCGCGAACAGCTCGCGGAGCAGGCCGGAGGGGAGCCCCATTCAGTAGCCCCCCGAATGCGATTCGGAGGCGAGCAGGGCCTCGAAGGCCTGCGGCAGCTCGACCGCCCCGTCCTCCGCGATCACGCCGCGATTCTTGAACAGGTGTTCGCAGTAGAGGAGCAGCGCCGCCCGGATCTGGGGCGAGATCCCGGCCCCCGGGGCGACCCCGCCCCAGTAGGTCGCGACGATCGGCCCGACCGAGCCCGACGGGATCTCGACCAGGGCCGGCATCGCGTCGGCGTCGACCTCGAGGTCGCCGGAGGCGATCGCCACCCCGTCGGCCGTCACCGTCAGGGGGTAGGCCTCGGAGACCAGGAGCGGCGGATTCGGGATCGTGAGGACCGCCGGGGCAGACCGCCAGGTCGCCCGGTACTGGGTCGCGACGAGCGTCTGGCCGAGCCGCCGCTCGACGTAGCGGCGGGCGGCCGCCACCTTCCCGAGGAGAAACGCGTCGTGATGGTCCTCTTCGGGCATCATCCCGAGCTGATGCTTCACCTCGACGAGGGAAACGGGCTCGACGGCCGGCCACTGGAGGACGCGAATCGTATCGGGTTTCATGCTTGAACCACCGAATGAATGTAGTTGGGCTGGAGCGTGGTCAGGGTGACGGAGCCGCCGAGGAACAGGTCGACGTACTTCGTCGAGAGGCCGCCGTTGGTGATCGTCTGTTCCATCCAGGCGTCCAGCCGGAAGGCCCGCGGATAGGCGACGTAGCGCGAGTCGAAGTCGAGCCCGGAGATCGCGTAGAACGTGGCCGGCGCGAACGTGAGCGCGACCGTCCGCAGGCCGTTTGCGTCCGTGGTCACCGTGGGCGTGATGGTGATCGTCTTCCCGGCGTCCGTCGCGCTCGCCTCGACCTTGCAAGTCCAGCCGCCGTAGGCGAGGCCGGCGACGAACTTGACCGTGACGGTAACGCTCGCGCCGTTCCTGACGAGGTTGACGCGGGCGGCCCCCATCCCGCGGAGGGCGGTCACGATCACGTTCCCGCCCGTGGGGATGGGCATCGTCTTACCTCGTTTCGAACGTGACGCTCTGAACTGCCCGCTCCATGCCGGGGAGCTGCTGCTCCTCTGCCACCCGCTGCGCGACCCCGCTCTCGACGAGGACCTTCGCGAGGCTGGGGGTCGCGGAGATCACCTCGCCACGCCGGTAGCCGCGGTAGGCCCGGAGCAGGCGGAGCGGCTCGGGATCCATCGGGGCCTCCTGATACGGGTCGGCCCGGGGGCTGGCATCCCTGCCGGCCCCCGGGCCTGGTCTCACGTTTCGCGGTCGGATCAGGACGCGGCCTTCGCCAGGCGGCCGACGAACTCGGGGCCGTGGTTCGCCACCCCGAGCCGGGTCGACGCAACGAACAGCGTCTGCCGGCTGCGGACGAGCAGCTCGCGGGCGGTCGTGATCTGCACGCCGTCCGCAGCCATGCCGATGGCGGTCGCCATCGAAAAATCACCGAACAGGGCGAGCGTGGTCGCCGGCAGACCCTTCGCCAGGTAGACCGGAGCCCCGAAGATCGACGGGACGACCCGGCCACCGCCGACGGTCATCGTCGTCTGCTGGGCCGACCAGAGCTTCATCAGGTCGACCCAACCGGCCTTCGAGCAGACCCAGGCACCGTTGCCCATGATGCTCTCGTCGACCTTGCCGACGACGTCGGCCAGGTTCGCGACACTCGTCGCGGCATTCGCCGCCACGGTCACCGTGTTCCCGCCGGCCACGGCGGCCGCGAGGCCGGTGATCGACGGGTTCGACGCGTTGCCGCTGAACGTCTTCGAGTCGAGCCAGGTCGCCAGACCGTAGGAGATCCGGTCGACGATCAGGCCGGCGACGTCGATCGGGCTGTCCGCGAGGAGCGAATTCGAGACCGCCACCGAGCCGCCACCCTCATAGAGGGTCAGGTCGGCGCCGCTGGAAGAGATGTCCTGGTCCGTGAACGCCGTCCCTTCGGCCGCGAACCCGAACGTGAAGTCTCCGCTCTTCGGGAGCGTGAGCTTCTGGCCGTTTGGCCGGAAGATGCTCGCGAGCTGCATCGCCACGCTCTGATACTGGAGCCGGTTGACGATCGCGTTGTAGAGCTGCGTGACGACGTAGTCATCGCCGTAGCCGTCGACCGTCTCGCCCATCGCCCGGCTCTCGATCCCCGCCATCCGGCAGAGGTAGGCGCCGCAGGCGGCGGCCGCCTTGAGGCTACGGAACGAGCGGACGCCGGCGCGGATGTCGGCCTGCTCGAACTCGGGAGCCTCGGGGGCCGGAGCCT